GAATCGAATGTCGCGTCCTGCACTGCACGCTTCTTTAATAGTCTCTCGTCGACCAGTTCATCTACTGTGTTCCGGGCCAATATCAGGTACACCATGACCTCCCGGTCAAAGCCCGCTTGCATCTGTCTCATTGGGCCCACCCTTTCGATTATCTGGTCATGTGTCTCCAAATCCCAATATATTGCGAAAAAAACAATGATGTTGCACACGTTCTGGAAACCATCGACCCCGTGGCCGATGCTCTGGGCGTGCACGAAGGCGATCTCGATCAAGCCCGCCTTGAAGTCGTCCTCATCCTGCTTGGTGTGGATGTGCCGGCCTTCCGGGAAGCGCTTCTTCAGACGCACGAGATCGGGCTTGAAGTGATAGACGATCATCACGGGCGCGCCTTGCGCCTCTTCGATGACCTCCTCGACGGCCTGCAGCTTCTCGTCGTGCGCTTCGACCCAGTGCGAGACGTCTGCCACGATCTCCTCTTCGCTGCCGGTGTAGACCGCGCCGTTGGCCAGTTGCAAACATTTTATAACCTTGCCAGACGAGGCGAAGGCCTCGATGTCGTAGCCGGCGATCTGCGTGAACATCTCGCGCTCCATGGCCCGGTACTTCCCCCTGACCGTGGGCGGCAGGTCGACGTAGATGCGCTCGACGATCGGGTACTTGACGTCGAACCAGTCCTTCGGGTCGAACGAGATCGTCACATCCTTGATAAGGCCGGTGATCTCGGCGAAGGTGTGCGGAAACGCGATGCGCTTGATGCGGGTCTTGTGGGCGTTGACGGCATCCTTGGCGCGCAGATACCCGAACCATCGGTTCTCGAAGGCCGAGTAGGACCGGCCCAGTCGCGAGCCTTGATCCAAAAACCACATCGGGCCCCACACATCGGCCAGGCCGTTCGGCGAGAAGGTGCCGCTCAAATTGATCCAGCGATCCACAAGCACGTCCGTAGGCTTCTTCGGATCGTAGAAGGCGACATCGGACAGAGCCTGCGCACGCTGCCCGCCTTGCGTGAGGCGATGGTTTTTCAGCTTGGTGCAGTTGTGCACAAGGATCCCATTCGCGAAGTAATGATGTGCATCCTCTACTTCGAGATCCCATACCGCAACCGAACCTCCGCATTCGATATTCTCAACACGGTCCACCCTAACGCTTCGAGGGCTTCGGTCTTCTTTATGTCTCGCTCTTTTCCAATCTTTGTGTTGTGTGTCGCTCCATCCACTTCCAAGCAGGTCTTGCGCTCCGGCCATGCGAAATCCGGTTTGTAGTTCGAGGGCAAACCTTTCCATCCCGCTCTCGTCAACACTCTCGTACTGATCGACATGTTCCAGAACCATCCCGGCTCCAGAACTCGGCTCAAAATTACTTCGCAGTCGCTCATGCCTGTTCCATTCCCGCCGCGAGTCTTTGACGTGAACGGATCGCCTCGAAGACGGCCTTGCACAGACAGCTTTTCGCGTGTCGACTCTCGCATCGGAATTCCTGAATTCCAGGATCCGTTCGCTTTGATCCAAGGCAACAGGTCTTTCATGGCCTGCTCTTGAAACCATACCTTCGGCTTGGTTGATGTCCATGCCAAGGTCGAGCAGGACCGACTGCAATACTGGCCTCTTTTCGATGACGTCAGTTGCGAAGCTCGGATTCCGAATTGCGCGTCGCAGTGCTTGCACGTCCGTAGAACAAACAAGAGCGAGTCCGGTTGTGTTTTCGGATGCTGTCCAACGACCTTCAGCCCAGAATGAGTGAGTTGGAGTACAGACAATTTTTCTTCCGTCGGACAGATGGAGTCGGACGAGCGACGAGGCTTTCTTTTTGAAGACATATGACACCCGTTTGAAACCGAAGGCGGTAGCAACAAGCTCGCCTTCAAGAACGGAGTCTATACGTCTTAATCCTTGTTGTGTGAGAATCGGAGTACTAGCTTCAAAACATTCATCGGCAACCACGCAGTCGAACGGCCACTTGCGGCCCAGGTGCGAGACCAGCCAGGGCAGCACGTCGTAGTTGACGGTGAAGATCTCGGCGTCGGTATTCAGAAGGGCCTTCTTTCGAGCGTCGATCTGGCCGACGATCGGCTGGATCTTCATGTACTCGAACTGCTCCCACTTCCGGGCCTCCTCTGGCCATGTGCTGCGGGCCACACGCAAGGGCGCCAGCACCAGCGGCTTGTTGACGGCCCCGCTCAACATGAGCGCGTCGAGGGCTGCCAGGATGGCCGAGCTCTTGCCCATGCCCATGCGCGCCAGGATGTTGCACCGCTTGTGAGACAGCGCGAAATCGATCATCGGCGGCTGCCAAGGCCTGGGCACGAACTCGCGCGCGGGAGTCGGCGTTGGGGTTTCGCGGGGGCGGCCGATCATCCGAATATCCGAAGGCAAACCGTCAAGCCGCGCTTGTGCGCCATGTCGATCATGAGCCGGGTCCCTGGCGAGACTCCATCCCAGACCGCGATCAGCGCGTCGGCTTCCTTGGCCATCTCCGCGTTTCTCGCAGCGCCAGCCTGTCGTCCGTTTTCCCAAGCCGCTGGAAAGTACTTGACGCCGATGCAGTTCTTTTGCGCCCACTCCTCGCCCAGCCGATCGCAGCCCGAGGCCGTGCCGCTGAAGACCTTGGTGATGCCGTAGGCCAGGTAGAACTCGTCGGCCGCGGCATAGAGAACCTTCCTCCAGCGAGCACGCAAGGCCTCGTCGTACCAGTCGAATCTCGAGCCGGCGATGATGGTCTTCATGGCAATGGCGGCAGCCACTTGTCGAGCTGCTCGATGGTCGAGATCACAAGCACCGTGCAGGCAGCTTGCCACAGGCGAACATGCTCTCTCGCTTGTGCAGCGGTCGGCACGCCGCCGGGCGCCTTCGTCTCGATGAACGGATGGCAAGGTGCGGTGTAGTAGCCTCGCCCTTTCGACTCCATCGGGAACAGACACAGCACATCCGGAGCATGGCGTCGGCCCAGCCAGCTCACGGCTCGGATCTCGCCTCCATAGGCCATGACGCGCTCACGCAGCGCCTTCCTGATGTCGCGCTCACGCATAGGGTTTGATCAGCAAGGTTTTCTTTCCGTCGGCCGAGCGGCCGCGACGCTTGTAGCCGGCCAGCTTGAAGCAGTAGCCGGGGTTCTCGCTGGCCACCTTCTTGTCCCACACGTACGTGATGAAACCATCGGGACCGACATCGTAGCCTTCAGCAAGCAGGGCAATTTCAGCGGCGAGGATCATGGTGCTGGACTGGTAGGCCAAGGATTCGTTGCGAAAGATCGTGCAGGTCCAACCATCGAGTCCGTTCATCGCCTTGATGCCGCTCTTCGGGTCGGGCCGCCACCAGCCGAAGACTGCGGCCTCGTCGAGCGACAGCAAGATGAGTGTCTGCCCCGGCGGCATGAATTGTGGAGCTCCGATCTTGCGACGCGAGTAGTGACGATCGGCCAGTGATGCAGAGCGCGGGTCGAACTTCGTCACCTTTTTCCACATCACGCATATTTGTCGACGAACAGCGCCAGCGCGAACCCGACGCCGATCAGCACGAAGCCGTTGACGGGCAGGCCCATCATGCCGGTCAGCAGGAACGGGGCGGTGAAAGCCAGACCAGAGAGGAGGGGTCTATTCAAGGGTCTCTCCTTTGTTGGTCCACTTGTCGCAGACCGAATACGGGGTCGTGTTGAACTTGCCGAGGGCGCAGCGATGCGAGACGAAGCCCGTCTTTGGGTGCGGGCGCAGGCCGCCGTTCAGGAAAAACTCACAAGAACGACAAAGAGGAGGCGACGCTTCCCAGTTTTGTTCGGCCTTTGCTTTCGTCTTTCTCATTCCGGCACCGCCGCAAATGCGTCAGGGTCCAGCCTCGACCCGCAGGCATGCAGCCGCTTGTTGGAAGCCGTGAACAGCCGCCTGCTGGGCTCGCCATGCGAGTTGTAGTGGTCGCCCCAGTAGACCTGAGCCTTGCAGTAGCGGCACGGGAACTCTTCCGGCTCGTCGTCATCTGCGTCAGGTCCGATTTCTCCCGGGGTCCAGTTCTGGTTTGCCATCATGTCTTGTACTCCGTGACTTCGACTTCGGTGAGCCACCCGTCGTCACTGAGCAGACCGTCCCGCTTTCCTTGCGGTGTCAATTGATGCACACGCCCTCGTTCATCGACTTCGACGCCGAAGAACCCCGACAGTCCAATGACCGTGTACCGGCCCGGCTTGTCTTTGATCGCGACTATCGCCTTCGGTGTGTCCATCACGTCCTCGCAAAAGGATGAAACTTCTTCTTGGCGGCCAAGTACACAGCCCGCGCCTCTTCCGGAGTTTCAAAATATCCGAGAGTGGTCACAGTGCCCTTGATCGAGATCACCGCTCTGAATTTTCGGCTGTGTTTATGCCAGCAGGCGCCCATGACCGATGGCCTGTTTTGATGATTCTGAGACCGAGTCGCCTCTCTCAGGTTTAAAAACCGGTTGTCATGTCGAACGCGATTTTTGTGATCGATCTCATTCTTCGGATGTCGACCAGTCACTAGAAGCCAAATAAGGCGATGCGCGAGATGGTTCTTCCCTCCGAACCCAAGCATCCAGTAGCCGTTCCCGTGAAGCCATCCCGCGATTGATCCGGCCGCCACTCCTCCTCTGGATTTCTTCCAGAACAAGAGGCCGGTGTGTGGCTCGTAGCGAAGCGCCTGACGGACAGATTTTGCGGTAATCATTTCCAACCCACATCAGCCAATATGCTTTTGGCCTCGGAAATGTACCATTGGTAATCAACATCATCCGGAATTTCGTCGGGAAGCACCATCAACGGCTTGGCGCCCTCGGTCTTGGCCACGGTGTAGCCGCTGCCCTTCATCTGGATGACGCCCTCGACGCCGACAGCGTAATACCATCTCAAAGCCTTGCCGAGGTACTGACCGTCCTTGATTGCCCCGCCGGAGACGCGCCGCACGCTGACGAATTTCCTCACGTCGGTGCAGCACCTGACGGTGGACTCGACAGGCACACCCAGTTCCAGGAAGTTGACGGCTGCATCCACGCAGATCTGGTTCGTCGGGTTCTTCTGCAGGCCTGGCGGCGCGAAGGCGCCCTTCAGCTTGGTGCCGCCGCCTTGCTTCAGCGCGATGTAGTTGTTGACGTCGCGCGAATAGATCGCGTCGTAGGCCGTCTCTTCGGTCACGAAGCCGGTGGCGACCTCCCAGACCCAGACAATGCGCAGCATGGTGTCTTCGAGCTCGGCCGGGCACTTGATGACCGCGCCGTCGGTATTCGCGCTGACGACGGCAATCCCGTGCCCCTCGAGCTGCTCGATCAGCATCAGCAGGCACAACTGGCCGGTGACGGTCGTCTGGATCAGCAGGTCAGGGCTGTAGAGGCTGCTGTACTTGCTGCCAAGTTTGCCAAACGAGCCGTTGACCACGATCTTGAGGCTGTCGGCCTCGACCTTCTTGCCGGCGTCCTTGGCCCGCAGGCGGCGATTCAGGATGTCGCGATAGACGGCCAGGAAGTGCGGGCCCATCTGCTTCGGGTACAGGCCTTGGCGCAGGATGATATCGGGGTAGTAGCTTCGCACGTCGCGGTCTCGCAGCAGAACGCCGTTTTCGGCCACGTGGGCCGCACAGGTCTCGCTCGAGTGCAGGCCGCCGATCCCCATGCGGTACACCGAACCCCCGATCGTGATCTTCGTCTTGGCCAGCACGTCCGACATCTCTACGGCGCCCGTGCCGGAGACGTAGAAGTAACCGGCCTCGATGGCCACCACCAGCTCGCGCAGCTGCAGCGTCGAGAAGCGCACGAAGTCGGGAGCCTTGTACTGGAACTGTGTGCCGGGCTTGATGACCGGCGCATTGATCCGGTTGCCGGTGTCCTTCTGGACGCGGCCGCGGATCACGTTCTCGGCGATCTGGGCGTCGGACTTGCTGCGCAGGTCGATGCCGTACTGCATGCCCATGCGCTGGCGCAGGTCGAGCTGCTCCTGCAGGGCCATGTAGAGGTCGACCGTGGTCTGCAGGTCGTTGCCGCAGTACTCGACCAGTTGCGGACGAAGCTCCGGCGTGATGCTGTCGGCCGGATCGATCGGCAGGTCCTGCATGCGCCTGGCGTGCAGCCGGCCGCCGTAGATCTTCAGCGAGGCCTGGCCGGGGGCCACGTCGATCAGGTCAATGTGATCGAACTCGTCACGACCGTAGGCAGCCTCAGGGAAGGCAGCCTTGAATTCGTCGGACCAGTATGCGTGCTTCTTGACGATGATCGCGTCGCTGGCGTCCTTGAGCCTTTGGTTCGACTCGCCCATGCACGCCATCATCGTGATCGGCATGTCGTAGGACCGGCCGTTGAACGAGACCAGCGTGTGGTTGCGCAGGATTTCCATGACGGTGGGCGCGGGGAACGGGTGGCCTTCGTAGAGCTCGAAATTGGCGATGGCGCCGGTCTCGACATTCTTGAAGGCGATCAGGTAGTAGTCTTTGTAAACTTCGCAGTCGAAGACCAACTTGGCCACGTCAGACAACCACATTTTCTGCGTCGTCTTCCCAGCTGTAGGTGACCTTGCCAGTGGCCAGGTCGGCAGCGGTGATCGACAGCACGCCGGACTCGACGCCCTCGAGCGCGATGGCGCCGAAGGCGGGGATGCCTTCGTCGCGCAGCGCCTTGATCAACCACAAGGCGCGGTGCACGGGGTTGGCGTGCAGTGCGTCGAAGTCGACGACGACGGTCTTCAGAACAGCTTCTCCTCGTCCTCGTCGGACGGCAGTTCCTCGAAGTCATTCGGATCCGGCGGGCGGCCGCCACCGAACGCTTCGCCGATCCGATTGCGCTGGATGCCCTGCAGCGTCGCGCGCAGACCTTTGCCGGCCTTGTTGTCCTGCGCCCAGATCTCGACCTGCATGTTGACGAAGCAGCCCGAGAAGAGGCGGCCGGCCTTGCCCTCGTAGATCTCGTTGTTGGGCTTGTAGATCGGCTCCTTCGAGTTATCGAAGACGAGAGGCCGGCCCTTGTCCTCGGTGCGGTGCGCGGTGAGCGCCCAGTGGCCCTTGTAGCCGTCGAAGTCCTTGCGCGCGCCGTCGACCCAGCAGCAGCCCTTCGGGTCGGGCAGGATGTTCGCCAGCATCGTCTCCCACTTCTGCGGCCACTGCTCCTTGGCCACGGCGCGCAGCGCGTCGTCGACCATCTTGCGCTGCTCGCTGTCGGCCGGGATCAGCGCGGTCGCGGACCAGCGCCGCTTGTCCTCGGGCTTGCTCTTGCTACCGCCGAAATACTCGGGCTCGGCGAGCACGAGGAAGCTGCAGCGAACGTCTTTCAGTTTGATGCTCATGCCCACGGATGTTCTCCTTGAAGAGTGGGGTTGTTGGAAAAATCACGCGAACCTGTAGTTCTTCTTCAGGCCGCGCCAGCACGTCGCCTCGCCGGGCTTGATGACGCCGGCCGAGCACTCCCAGTTGCGACCGTTCCAGAACGCCTTCGCAAGCCCGACGCAGCGCCGCACCTCGTACCAGCCGCGGCGTACCGGGCGCGTCGACAGTGTAGGGAACCAAGGCGTGTATGGATTGAATTTCATGAGGGGCTCTCCTCGACGGCCGGACGATCGACATATTCAGTCTTCGGCGTATACGGAAAAGTGATGTCGACCCGGCTGCCGAGGCTCGTGTAGCAGCCTCCGTCGGGCTCTCGAAAGACACGACCCTCGCTATCGTAGGCCGTGCCGTCGGCGCGCTTGAAGACGTGACCGCAACGGCGGTTTTGCCACTTCATGTCGGTGGGATCGGCACCGCTGCTGACCTCGTTCCACTCGCTGTCCTCTCCGGTCAGCGGCCCGAGCGGCTTGAAGCGAAGCACCTCGTTCAAGATGTTGATGGCGTAGGGCGCGCTCATCCCACTGTGCCCCTGCGTCGAGAAGACGAGAACCATCTCTTCGATGCCCTGGTTCAGCAGAGCTTGCATCCCGCGATCGTCGGCGTCGCCCTGAGGGAGTTCGCGGCGCGCGTGATCGAGCAGGTTGTCAGGCTTTTCGCGCAGGATGCGCCAGCACAGGCCGAGCCGTCGGCCAAGTGGAAATTTCGTCACGACAAACTCTCCTCGTCGGGTACGGTTTCGAAATCGTCCTTCGGCGTCTGATCGCCGACGACGTACGGGTTCTTGATCACCGAAGCCGGCTTGACCGATGGCGATGCCGGGCTGCGCACGATGAGGTCCTGCAGCTGCGCCCACTGCCTCTTGCTCAAGAGCATGGACTTGCCGTTCTTCTTCGGCGCCTTGAGCAGCTTCTCGGCCGACGTCGGGCTGATGACCGACATGTCGTAGCACTGCTCGACGGTCAGGCGGAACTTCGCACGCAAGAACTCCTCGGCCTTCTCGGCATCGGTCCACTTGCGAGGACCCTCTCGGCCAAGCTCAAGGCCCCAGCCTTCGACGGGGATGTTCGCTAGCAGCCGCCGCTCGGTCTCGGCGCGCACGGCCTTGATGAAGTCCTCGAGCAGGCCCGCGGCCGCCATCTTCTGCGCCAGCGCATCGTCTGGGTAGTTGACGACGTTGGCGAGCGGGGCGTCGCCTTCGACTACGGCCTCGAAGCCGCATCCGATCGTCGTCTGGATCTTGTTCGCCATCGCCGGGCACGTCGCCATGGCCTTGCAAAAGCGGCAGTCCTCTTCGTTCGGGTTGGGATGGAGGTAGACCTTCTCCCAAGTCGCTTGCTCCATCTTGCCGTGATACTCGATCGCGGCTTCGACTTTCTTTGCGCGGTCCTTGGCGTAGGCTGCGAAGGTCAGCAGGTCGTCCATCGACACCGACCACTCGCTCAAGCCGCCATGCTCTTTCTGGAAGATGCCGATGCGCACGCGGCGGATGTCGTAGCTGATTCCCAGCTCGGCAATGGCGCCCAGCGCGTACAGCATGCCTTGCGTGTTGTTCTCGACGAATACACGGATCCAGCCCGTCTTCAGGTCGATGATGAAAAGCTCGTAGCCGCCGTCGGGCAGAGCGATCAGGATGATGCAGTCGGCCGTACCGAAGCTGTTGGGCACGCCCACGAACTCGCTGAAGTCGACCCGGTGCTCGATGAGCACGATGTGGCCCTTGCTCAGCGCCTTGATCGTGTCGACGTAGTCCTGGGCCATCTCGGCCATGTCCTGCGTGAACCAGACCACGCGCGTTAGCTCGCCGGGGCTGTGCACCGGCACGTTGGTGCCGATGGCACGGATCGCGGCTGGCCACTCGACCGGCTCGGTCAGCACCAGTTTGCTGACCAGGTGGATGGCCGTGCCCTTGTCGGAAGCGGCGCTGTACGAGTCGGGGAACGCGGACTCAAGAGCGATTCGGCCGGCGCACTTCAGCCATCCCTTGCTGGAGCTTGGCGATAGCTTGGCGTGTTCGCTCATCGCACCTTCTCGTGCGTGTCGGACCAGCGCTCATTTCCGTACTGGTCTTCGTACCGATACGGAACCGGCTCGGTTGGCGTCGGCGCCCGTTCGGACAAGGGTGGTGGCGGCATGGGAGTGCCGTCGAGATCTTCCCAATCGTCGTCCGGCATGTCCATGACTTACGCCAACTCGGCAGCCGACAGCGCCGCGCTGAACTTGGCCATGGCCACGGGGCACTGCTCGGCTGTGAGCAGTGGGCCGCGCTTGACGCCAAGCTCGCTCAGGATCGCGACGGCCTTGGACTGGTCCTTGGCGACCAGCTTGGCGATGGTGTCGCTCAGCAGGTTGCCGTTCTCGGCGTACGTCGCGTACGTCACGGCTGCCGCGGGAGGCGGGGGTGCGGCAGCCGCCGGAGCCGGCGCGGCTGCGGCGGGAGCGGCTGCGGCCTCCTTGACCTTCTGCAGATGATCGGCAGCCGCAGTTGGCGTCTTCGGCGCGGAGGCAGAGGCTCCCGGGGCCTTCCTGCCGGCGTGGTACGCAATGAAGAATGCGGCAGCCTCATCGGCGTCGGCGAACTCGAGGTGAACAGAGGTCATCATGTCGTGCCCTTTCAAGGCGTGTGGTGGAAAATCAGAAAGAGGCCCCAGCCGACCGTCGCGCAGCACGCGACGAGGAGCACGGCGACCCAGAACGCGGGCCATCGTCCGACGTCGTGATCGGGATCATCCGGCCAGCGGCAGGCCGCAGGCGTCGGGCAATCACCTCCGCAAGTAGAGCAGACGTGCACCACGGGTTGCGTGTCGCTCCAGCCTCGAAGGAAATGCGGTCTCATGGCCTTGGGTCCGTGTGGTTGGAGGAAAATTTATCACAGCATTTGCAGACCTGCAAGAACTATTTGACATTTTTTCAGCAATCGCTGTAGGATGCCCCATGGCAACGAACAAGGCCTTGAAGAAGTGGATGTCCGCGGCCAGCCTCGAGCAGAAGGAAAAGCTCGCCAGGCTGGCCAACACGTCCGTCGGCATGCTCTACCAGCTGTCGGCCGGCGACCGCAAGGCGAGCTCCGAGAAGGCAATTCGCATCGAGAAGGCCGCCGCGAAGATCGGGGGCGGCCTACCGCCGCTGACCCGCATGGACTTGAACGAGACCTGCCGCGGCTGTGAGTATGCCCGGGCTTGCGCCGCAAACAGCCCGGCAGGATGACAAAGGAGACCGCTCATGACCGACACCGCCCCTCCACGCGCGAACATCGAGCGAATCGCGACGCTCTACAACGCCGGGAAGTTCGACGAAGCACAAGAGGCGCTAGACCTAATCATCGAAGCCTGCACACATTCTCTGCGCCCACAGATTGCACCCTGCAACTGCGGCATGCACTTGCGTGGTCACCTCACGGGTGGTTGGCAATGTCCGACGCACGGGCAACAGTTTTGACCTCAGCCAATCCCGGCCAGCGACGAGACGAAGGCAGCGCCGTGAGCCCGTTAGCCGTTGACTTGCCGCAAGTCGTCTACCGTGAGGAAGGCCGGAAGAGTGAGCGCGGCGGTACTGATGGCTGGTTCGGCAATTACGCGGCCATGAAAGACGGCATCAAGCAAGGCGGCGACTGGTTCAACGCCTCGCAGCCGTCAATCTCGCGCATGTCGTCCAGCAAGAGCAAAGCCCGCAAGGCCGCCTCTGCGCTGATCGCCAAGATTCCCCTGCCTCTGTCACGCTACATCGGATCGGTGTATCGGCAGACGGAAGCCAAAGCAACCGGTGCTTGATGGCCGAGTATCAAGCGGAACTGAGGAACGAGAAAAAGGAAGGATGACCATGACTGATCCCTCTCATACCGAGCAGGCCGCACAGCCGGGGCTGCGTAAACTGCTGGTCGAGGCTGACGACCTTCTTCACACCGCGAATTGGTGCGCCGGCAAGCTGGAAGTTGAGATGGTCCACAGGCGCACCATCAGCCCGCGAGCCGAGTTTGAAGCGCTGGTCAATGTGCGGCAGGAGATACGCGACTGGAGAGAGCGCCGTCGTGCCGCCCTCTCCGCAGCACCACCCGAGACGCCCACTGTGGCCGCCTTCAATATCTCGCGCGGACCTGTGGTGCAAGCGACGGACGGATTGGGCAATGTGACCTATTGGCATGCCTCACCACCCGAGACGCCAGTCCCGCAGAGTGAGCCGGTGGCGTGGCGAGATGTGAAAGCCGAGCGCCAGCGTCAAGTGAGTGTCGAGGGCTGGACGCCAGAGCATGACGACGAGCATACCGAGGCGGAAATGGCTTTGGCGGCATCTTGCTACGCGGCCACAGCGGGCGGCTACGCGAAAGGTCAGATGCCGCCTCACTGGCCTTGGGCGCGCGAGTGGTGGAAGCCCACGTATGGTAGGCGCGACCTCATCAAGGCTGGCGCGCTCATCCTCGCCGAAATCGAACGGCTGGATCGCGCCGCCCCTCCCTCATCCGATGGACACGCACCCAAGGAGCAGAAATGAGCCATACCCCAAGCATGCCCGATTCAGCCGGGACATTCGCGCCTGACAAGACGGTCGCCACTCCATGTCGTCACTGCGGGAAAGTCGGTGAGGTTGTCGAGAAGGAATGGGATTCGTCTTGCGGTGGCTGGACCGACTACCGATACGACTGCCGGGCGTGTGGCAAAGGATGGTGGGAAGAAGGAATCGACTCATGAGCAAGACCTCCGATGGACGCGCACCCAAGGAGCAGAAATGAGCGAGCCCTGCAAGCACCTGAACTTCGACTCGAAGATCGTCGTGGCGCGCGTCGAGGACGTTGGCCGCTTCGTTGCCGAGTTCAGGATTCGCTGCGTCGATTGCGACATGCCGTTTCAGTTCCTCGGCATCGAGCCCGGCTTTAACTACGAGGGGCCGACCGTGACGCTCGACGGCCTCGAAGCAAACCTGCCGATCTGTCCGCAAGGCCAGCGGCCGACGCCGATGCAGGGCCTGAGCGGCTACACGATCAAGGGGCACAACTGACATGACCGCATCCGATGGACGCGCATCGCCGCTCGAGACGGCGGGGGTGCCGGAAGGCTGGAAGCTGCTCAAAGACACGACGCATGACGAGCGGTCTTATTCCGAGGACGCGAGCCACGAGAACGGCAGCTACTCGAACTGCTGCGTCCATTGCCTGCGCACGTTCATCGGACACAAGCGACGCCATATCTGCAAGGTCTGCGCATTGTCATCCGATGGACGCGCATCGCCGCCCGAGACGGCGGGGGTGCCGGACCGACCTAAGGTCTACGTTTATCGGCGCTTCCCGGGCGCGACTTACACGAGCCTCGTGGACCCTCGCCCGTTTCCAAACGAGGATGTTGCGCCTATCGAATGGTTCGCCATCTATCTGCCACCCACCCAGGCCAGCGACGAGACGAAGGCGGCGCCGTGAATAACGGATGGCGCGTCCGACTCACGGAGAAGACCACCACGCCGCACGTGGTTCCGGTTGCCGATACTCGAAGGCATCTGCCAGAAAACTGCTGGTGCCAACCTACGTTCGACGGCAAGGTGCTGGTGCATCACAGTGCCGATAGACGCGAAGAACGTGAGCCTGACTACAAGCGACCGCTGTCGTGAAGACGGCTGTGTAGGAATGAGTGCGCCGACCGTCGCAGTTCTTGAGCGCAAGCTGCTGCTCGGATTCACACCGCGGCGCGCGCGCCTCGGCTGTCACAACTGCGCGCATAGCCACGTCTCGCGAAGCGCGCATCACCTATGGTGCGAGCTCCTGCATTATTCGGTGAACAGCCTCGACCTGTGCTCGAGGCACGAATTTGAAAAACCTGATCGCGGCGCGCAGGACCCAGCGCCGCAAACTTCTCTTGGGAGAGCTCACATGAAAAACCGTGGTTTCACTTTGATCGAGTTGATGGTGGTCGTCGCCATCATCGGCATCCTGGCCGCCGTGGCCTTCCCGGCCTACAACAACTACATCAAGCGCACGAAGCTGACCGAGGTCATCCTGGCTACGGCGCCATGCCGGGAGACCGTGACCGAGACGGTGACTACTCTCTCGGCCTTGCCGGCCTCAGGCGCATGGGGCTGCGAGTCGACAGTCGGCACTCCTGTGTCGAAGTACGTCGCCTCGATCACCGTCGACGGCAACGGCGTGATCACCGCAACGGCGCAAGGAACGGGTGACGCGACGATCGATGGCGGCACCTTGCAGCTGGTACCCTCGAGCGATCTGGCGCTGGTCGTCGCACCTGTTGCCGGCGGCACGATCGCGCGCTGGATCTGCGGGCCCGGCGCAGCCAATCCGGTGCCGACGAAGTACCTGCCGTCGACTTGCCGCGGCTAGTCTTTCGCCATGGTCTACGCCAACGACTCAGGCAGCCTCCACCTGAGGTTCCCCCCTGGGCCTTTTGTCTCGCTGATGCCCATCAACACTCTGGCCTGGGCTACTATTTCCCACGGTTGATTGTTATCTTCAGCCTCCTTGAAGACGGCCGACTTCATGATCGGGCCTTCCTTCAGGATCTGGGCCAGGAACTTCTTGGCGTTCTCGATCTCGTCGGGTTTGCGATCACCGCGCAGGATCATCGGCTCGGCACCGTCTTCCGTGCGCTCGATCGAATGCTCGGTGCCGTCGTAGTAGACACCGTTCTGGACGTACTGGAACTCGTCGTGGCCGTAGACGACGCCGAAAGACTTGGTGCGGTCGAGCTTCATCGAAGTGCGGTCCTTCACAAAATAGTGATGATGCCATTGCCCATGGGCCAACGCAAGGCTACAGTGGGCGACCCCCCAGGACATTGGAGCACGACGCCGTGCAACTGCTGACCACCACGCAGATACGCGAGCTGTTGCCCGTGTCTCGCTCGACGATCTACATCCTCATCCGCACCCAAGGCTTCCCGCCGCCTGTGAAGATCCTGCGCCGCTCGCTGTGGCGAAGAGATCTCGTCGAGTCATGGATTCGGCAGCAGGCGGGAGTGGTTGCGTGACGGCCATCCATCATCTCGTCTCGGTCAGCGGCGGCAAAGATAGCACCGCCACGCTGCTCCTGGCCATGAAGCAGTTCCCGTCATCCTTCTCGGCCGTCTTCGCCGACACCGGCAACGAGCACGAGATGACCTACGAGTACCTGACATACCTCGAGGACGTTCTGGACATCTCCATCAAGCGGCTGCGCGCGGACTTCACCGACCGCTACGCATCCAAGCGCAAGTGGATCCAGGAGAAGTGGCCACTGCACGGCATACCTGAGGAGCAGTGTGCCGAAGCTCTGCGCCTGCTGGTGCCCACCGGCAACCCGTACCTGGACCTGTGCATGCTGAAGGGCAGGTTCCCCTCGCGCATGGCGCAGTTCTGCACGGCTGAACTGAAGACGATCCCGCTGACCGAGCATGCGATGGATCTCATCGATCTGGTGGGCTGCGATGTGTGGTCGTGGCAGGGCGTGCGTCGCGACGAGTCCGAACGCCGCAAGAATGCGTTGGGCTTCGAAGATTTGACCGGTGGTATTTGGGCGTACCGGCCCATCGCAGGATGGACCGCTCAGGAGACTGTCGATTTCGTCACGAGGGTCTGCGGCATCAAGCTCAACCCCCTCTACTCGCAAGGCATGGCGCGTGTCGGTTGCATGCCCTGCATCAACGCGACGAAGTCGGAGATCGCCGAGATCTCGCGCCGATTCCCTGCCCACATCGAGCGGATCGCCCAGTGGGAAAAGTTGGTCATAGCCGTCAGCAAGCGCGGGGCCTCGTTCTTCACCGCGCCCACGGGCGACAACCGCGGCGAACTGCGCGGTGGTGACATCTGGACCAACGTGACTTGGGCCAAGACCCTGCGCGGCGGCAAGATCCAGAACCCCCAGTACGAAGAGCCGGCAGCCCACTGTGCTTCTTCCTACGGGTTGTGCGAATGAAGACACTGACCGAGCGGACCCATCAGATCCGCCTGTACCTGAGCGGCCCGATCGACGTAGCCAAGCAGATCCTTCGCTGGGAGTGCCTGGACGAAGGCCTGTGCGTCACGATCGAGCCCACCACGTTCATCTACACGGGCGGCGAGGAAGCCGGCTACGTCGTCGGCCTGCTCAACTATCCCCGGTTCCCATCCTCGCCAGCGAAGCTGTCGAAGCGGGCCCGGGAGGTGATGTACGCGCTGCTCGAGGGCACGCACCAGCACTCGGCGCTGATGGTGGGCCCGACGTTCTCCGAGTGGGTCACCAAGCGGGAGCAGCCATGACGAGCACCCTCTACTGCGGCGACTGCCGCGACATGATGGAGTTGTGCATCGCCGATGGGTCGATCGACTCCATCGTCACCGATCCTCCGTACGACCTCGTCGCAAACAAGAAGGGCGGCAGCGGCGTGGCGTCGATCAATCTCGACAGCCCCTACGGCCGAGCTCGCATCGGCACAGGCAACGGGTCGGGCGGCTTCATGGGTCAGAAGTGGGACTCCACTGGTGTCGCCTTCGATCCGGCCACGTGGCGCGAAGCGTTGCGCGTGCTTAAGCCTGGCGGCCATCTGCTCGCGTTCGGCGGCACGCGCACCTATCACCGGATGGTCTGCGCGATCGAGGACGCCGGGTTCGAGATCCGCGACCAGATCGGATGGCTCTACGGCTCGGGCTTTCCGAAGAGCCGCAACGGTGAGTGGGGTGGCAGTGCGCTGAAGCCGGCATGGGAGCCGATCGTGCTGGCACGCAAGCCGCTGATCGGCACGATCGAGACGAACTGGCGTGAGCACGGTACGGGTGCGTTGAACATCGACGGGTGCCGGGTCGAGGTGACAGACGCCAGCTACGCGCGCAATGCGAGCGGCGATCGAGGCCACGACGAGAACCGCAAACGTGAGATGGAATTCGGCATGACGGCCGGCAAGGCACACGACCTCGGCCGGTGGCCCGCCAACATCATCCACGACGGCAGCGACGAGGTGCTGGCGGCGTTCCCGCAGGCTGTAGGCCAGATAGCCGACGCATCGTCGTCGTCGTCGTCGTCGCGCAAGAATCAGAACGTCTACGGGACGATGGCGCGCGGCAACGACGGCGCCCTGGCGCGTGCTGAAACCGACAAGTCGGCAGCCAGATTCTTCTACTGCGCCAAGGCCAGCCGCAAGGACCGCAACGACGGCTGCGAGCACATGGAGAAGCAGCCGCTGAATTGGAGTGCTGGCACGCAGAACCCCGGCTCGTTCCAGGCCGAGGGCACTGATCGCAGCGCCCACAACCACCACCCGACGGTCAAGCCGACCGAGCTCATGCGCTACCTTTGCCGACTGGTCACGCCGGCCGGCGGCCTGATTCTCGACCCGTTCATGGGCTCCGGCTCGACCGGCCGCGGCGCCAAGCTCGAGGGTTTCCGGTTCGTCGGCATCGAGCGCGACGAAGGCTACATGGCCATCGCTCGCGCACGTATCGAGGCCGCCGCATGAAACGTTTTTTGTTCGTTCTTTCGGTGGCGCTACTCATTAACCTCTGCGTGAACCCGATAGCTTGGATCGCAGTGATCTGTGTGGTTTCACAGCAGTGCTTTTACATTCCGGCGGCCGCTCGATGATCCCGGCCGAACTGCGATCGCGCAAGGGATGGCTCCTCTGGCGTCTCGAGCCTAACCCGAAACCGGGCAAGAAGCCGCTGAAGGTGCCCTGCTACGCCGACGGCACGCGCCGCCGCGGCGAGCAAGGCAGCGAGCTCGACCGGGCCCGCCTGGCCACCTACGAGACCGTGACGGCGCTGCTCGATGCGGATCTCTCCGGCCGCTGGACGGGTCTGGGCTTCGCGATGCTGCCCGAGTGGGAGCTGGTCGGTCTCGACTTCGACCAGTGCGTCGTCGACGGCCGAGTTGACAGTTCGATTATGGGCCTCGTCGGGGCCACCTACAGCGAGTTCTCGCCCTCGGGAACGGGCATCCACGCATTCCTGAGCGGATCGCTTCCCGATCGAAAGTCGCCCGGCTTCGAGGTCTTCTGCGCCAAGGGCTTCCTCACCTTCACGGGGCAGGAGACCGAGGCCAGCGAGCTCGCGTTCTCTGGGGTACTCGACCACGTCAACGGCGCGGTGACCGATCTGTACGAGGCCCGGTTTGGGTCGGACGACGGCAGCATCGCCGTGCGTGCTCCGGCCCAGACCGCCACGGTAGAGCAGTTGGCCATGGTGTTGGCCAATATCCCGAACACGGGCAAGCACGAGCTCGACTACGACCAGTGGTTCCGCATGGTCGCGGCCATCCACCGCGAGACAGGGGGCTCGGATATCGGCTTGCGTCTCGCGCTCGAAGTCAGCGGGCGCAGCCCCAAGTTCAACGAGCAAGATCTGTTGCGTCGAGTCTGGCCATCGATCAAGAACCGACCGAACGCCCTGGTCGGCATCGGCACCTTGAAGGTGCTGGCCGGCGAGGCCGGATGGATCGAACCGATCGAAGACACGTTCGACGTCGTCCCGGAAGCCGATGCAGTGGTTGTTGCGCAAACTCCGAACTCCAGCAAGAAGTCGAAGTCGCCGGGCGTCAGAGTCAAGGCCGAGCGTGGCGGCATCCCCGAGGCGCAGCACCTGTGCACCGACCAGGCCAACGCGAACCGGCTGGTCAACGCGTACGGCCGCCAGGTCCTCGTCGCGGCGGGCCGCTGGCACGTCTGGGACGGCAAGCGCTGGATCGCCGATGACGCCGACGTCTACCGGTACGCGTGTCGGCTGTCGTCGCTGATCCACGACGAGGTCCGCGCGGTACGGGCCAGGGGGAGCACGGGCGATGCGGCGGCCATCGCCAAGGCCGAGGGTATCGCCAAGGCGCTCGAGGCGTGGGCGGTCAAGAGCGAGATGAAGGGGGCCATCGAGGCGGCGGTCGGGCTGGCGCGCAAGATGCTGACGGTGGAGGTCGACACGCTAGATGCGGACCCGTGGCTGCTCAACGTGGCCAACGGGACGGTGGATCTGCGCACGGGGAGTCTGCGGGGGCACTGTGTGGACGACATGATCACGCGGCTGGTGCCGGTGGCCTACGTGCCGGATGCGAGGTGCGAGGTGTGGGAGCGGGCGCTGGCCGAGATCTGCATGGGCAACGAGCCGCTGCAGGCCTTCTTGCAGCGCTGGGCCGGCTACTGCCTGACGGGGTCGGTCGTGGAGCAGTGCTTCGTCGTCCACTGGGGCGACGGCAGCAACGGCAAGTCGACGGTGCTCGACCTGCTGGCCGCCACCATGGGCGACTACGCAGGCGTGGCCGCGCCGGGCCTCATGCTGGCGGCCAAGGGCGAGCGGCACCCCACGGAGATCGCCTCGCTGATGGGCAAGCGCATGGTCACGGCGCACGAGAGCGGCGAGGGGGTGGTGCTGAGAGAGGACTTCATCAAGCAGGCCACGGGCGGAGACAGGCTGTCGGCGCGGTTCATGCGCGAGGACTTCTTCGACTTCGCGCCCACCCACAAGCTGCAACTGCTCACGAACCACAAGCCGGCCGTCAAGGGGCAGGACCAGGGCATCTGGCGGCGCGTGCTGCTGGTGCCCTACGAGGCGTCGTTCGGCGACGAGGCGGCGGTGCTCGGCGGGCGCGCCACGCACCTGATCGACCATGGACTCGTGGAGCGGCTCAGGGGCGAGCTGGAGGGCATCCTGGCTTGGCGCGTGCGGGGCGCGGTCGAGTGGGCCACGCAGGGGGGCTTGCGGGCGCCGGCAGTGGTGCGCGCGGCCTCGGATGCCTACAAGCTCGAGCAGGACCGGGTCGGCCAGTTCGTGGCGGAGTGCTGCGAGAGAGGGCTCGAGCATCGCGAGCCGATGACCGAGGGGCTGGGTGGCGGCCTGTACCCCGCGTATGTCGAATGGTGCCGCGAAGGAGGCATCCATGCGCTTGCAAAGTCGCGTTTTCAGGACGATATTTTGCGCGTTGTGGACGGAATTGTTGAAAAAGGCAAGGTTCCGATGGGCAATGGGAGGCGTCGGGACGTCCGTTTCATCAGGGGCGTGAGGCTGATGCCGGACTAGATTTTGTCTAAGGGTTAACCCTCGAAATGGTGTCGTCGTGGTCCGAAATGTCGTCTATGTCGCCCGTTGCAGGGCAAATTCCTATTCTCCCGTAATAGAAAGAGGTTCGCGCGCGCACCCGCGAAAGATAGGGAATTTACCCTGCAGGAGACGACATAGACGACATGTTGAAAAAAGCAAAAACGGGGCTTCGCGTCGGAGTGGTCGAAAATCAGCGCCGCGCCGGCGTCGAGTTGTAACAGGACGGGGCGGCGGAGTCGGGCCCGCGCATGCTGCCGGCGATCAGTCCGACGCCCAGGCAGATGATGGCGATGGCGGCCACCCATTCGTCGACGTTCAGGCGAAAGCGCGGCCGGCGGTGCGCCTCGATGGCGCTGGCATAGGCGATAGGGTCGGTCATGGGGTTTTCCCGGTGGTTCGGCCGCGGCGGCGCGCGTCCAGGACGAATCCGCCCGCCAGGCGCCACGGGATGCCGGCGGCTATGAGGAGGCCTCGGGCGCGTTCTGGCGCGGATTTGGCCGTATAGCGGGCCCGCAGCAGGGCGATTTGCTGCTCGAGGTTCGGTGTCATCGCACTTCCCCGTAACCCACCATGCCGAGCTCGTGCGCCATCTGGTGCTCGATCAGCATGGCGAATCGGTGCTCGCGTCGGTAGGGTGCAAGGGGCTCGTCTCCGGGTTCGTCCAGGCCTGCGTACGCCAGATCAAAGTCGTCGACGGCCTTTTGCGTGATGCCGCGCGCTTCGCATAGCTTGACTTCGACGAGCTCGTGCAGTGCGATCAGGAATTGTTCCTGCTCGCTCACGGGCGCGCCGGTTTCGTCGGTCGATGCCGTGATGATCTGCAGCCGCTTGTCGCCGGTGTCGATGTCGAGGCTGTAGTACCAGTCGCCTAGTGTGGGATAGCGCATGCGATCGTAGGGCAGGGATGTGATGAGAATCGGTGTCATGAGGTGTAGCCTTTCTGCGAACGGAGGTGTAGACGATTCTCGAGCTGGCGCAAGGCTTCGAGCCAAAGCGCGTAGCCGAGCTCCTCGGGTAGGTCGACGGTGTCGGGCAGATCCGTTATCGGGATGCGCACGAGGCGGATAGGTGGATCTGGTGCGGTCATGGCGGGTAAGGGCGAAAGCCCTGGGGGTGAGGGTCGCGGGTTTTCTTTCGCGCCGCGCGATCGTCGCGCCGTCGTTTGTTCTGGCAATCCCGGTTCTGGCTCTCATTCTTCGAACCTCCTACGGGGTACGTGCGGCGGACGGATGAGACGGGCCAGGATGGCCAGGGCAATCAATAACCCAGCAATCCATAGCACTAGCTTCGTTACGCGCGTCATGGTGCGGCACTCTCGCGAAACCGCGCCGCTTTGGATCCGTGCACGATGATGGCGACCGAGGCTTGCCCCGTGCGACTGGTGCCGCTGCAGGCCTTGCACGTGGCGCACGTGCGAACCTTGCCAGCTTCGGCCGATGCTGGACAGACAATCTCGCCAACATAAACGAGCATGTTGAAATGTCCTTAGGTGAAGATGCGAGGGAAGTCTCGCATCGGTGAGCACGGATTAGCGCTCACCGATGGAGGCTTAAAGCATGCCGCTGTAG